GACCATCCGCAGCACCACCAGGATTACCAGCAGACGAAGACGCATTTGATATTAGTAAAATAATGGATGAAGATGGCGGAATTGATATAAATTATTTTTATGATAATATTGATGATATAGCAAGATATGGTTTTCAACAAAGATTTGGAACAGATCGTGAACCAACTAAGCAAGAATTAAAAGATGCCGAAGAAGAGGCATTTGCTAAAATGCGTGCATATTTAGATATGTCATTAAAAAAATCAGAAAAAGATCTTTTAGAAACTTATAAAGAAGAGTATAGAAAACCTGACCCATACGATCCTTTAGGAAAAAGAAAACAAAAGTTACTTGATGAGTATGGTCCTGAAATTCTTCCTGAAGTCTAACCCACATCCTTAATTTTATACGGATCTGTATTTAATCTAGGAACCTTATCCCCTTGCTCCCCACTTAAAATACTTTCAAGATTTTTATGTAAGTAGGTTACAGCAGAGCCTACTATTGAATCCTTAGTTAAAGTTTCTGCCACTTCTTTAAAGCTACAACCATACTGTAGTAATAAAGATATCATCTTACCCGATGCCCTTAGTTCTCTATCTAAAGTAGACTCTGTTGGTCTTACCTTAATCCACACAGCCATAGGCAAAATGCCTAACTCATTTACAGTGTAGTCTACTATTGCTAACACTCTTCTATCGTCTATATTCATACGGATAGTTGTACTTCTCATTCTATTTGGGACTTCAGCTCTTGCCACGTTATTCATTATATCCTTTCAATTAATTGTTTAATATCACCATTAAGTCGTTGACTTGTTTCAATGCAATGCTTGACCACACTCGCCAATAAGTTTGCATAAAAAATTTCATTTATATCTTCTAGCGAATCTTTTAGCATATTTGGCTGAATGTAGTCAAGATCAATTGCTATCTGACTATTATTAGTCAGAGAAACTTTCATAGTAAAAAGTTCTGAGTTATTTCTTGGCATTGTCTGCAGGTTTTGCTACAAAGTCAGCACCTATATTAGGATCAAGTTCTCTTAATCCTTTTGATAGCACTTCAATACCCTGTACTACTTCTCCATAAGGTCTTGTAAATAGATACCGAAGTATGCTTTGAACTTGAGATCCAGATATAATATATTGTTTATCTAAATTCTGTGGCTCTTGTTGTTTTTCTGCCATTTTATTCTCCTTTTATTAAATTTTTCTTTCTGAGACGCTCAAATATGAGCAAGTTTGTATGTTTTGATACCAACATACCAGCCCATACCACTTGTTATTATACGTTAAGATATGAGCGTTTAAACGTTATTTGCTACATTCTATTCATCTGGATACTCCTTTTGTTGCTTTTCTACATCTTGTTCTAAAACTTCTACGATTAACCTCCTCAAGTACCATTCTGCCTTCTCTAAATCTTGAACAGGCTGTCCTTTGTACTTGTACCTTGACATGTATTTCATACATGCACCTTTGAGATAACCATGAAACTCTTCAGTAGTCATTGACTCTTTGATTAGATCAATAGTCTCAGT